GGCTCATGCCCCTGCCAGCCATTCTCCGTCGCCGGTAAAAAACTCGCCGAAAAAGATTCCCGCCACGTGTGGCCTTGGTTCCGCGAACTCGTCCGCGAACTGGAGATTCCAATCGTCTTTGGCGAGCAGGTTGCAAGCAAGGCTGGACGTAAATGGCTCTCTGGAGTACGCGCTGAAATGGTCTTCCTGGGATATATCTTCGGGGCCGCGGATTTGTGCGCTGCGGGCGTCGGAGCGCCGCACATCCGGCAACGGTTGTTCTGGGTGGCCGAGTCCCAAAGCAAAGGACGGACGGGAATGGAGTCCGAATGCGAAGGCGGAATTGGCATCGGGTCACGGATTGGGAGCAATATCTCAAATGGCGGGATGGGCGACGCCAACCTCCCGCGATCACAAGGACGGAACATCGGACGGCACAGCGCCAATCAACGGATTGTTGGGGAGGCAGGTCTGGGGCATTGGGAAAAATTCGACCTCATCCCCTGCCGGGACGGAAAAACGCGGCGCGTTGAATCCGGCACATTCAGCGTGGTTGATGGGTTATCCAATGGTGTGGATGAAATGTGGATTGATAGCCTTTCTAAAATCAAAGAAATAATAATTTGTTATGCCAAGGCCTCGAATCAAGGAATCCCCGAAACCATGCAAGCGTTGCGGGATCAAATTCACACGAAAGCGGTACAATGGAGTGTTGGAGGATATGTCCACTTTCAAACGGAGGCGTTTCTGTACACTGCATTGTGCGAACTTGCGCGGGAATTGGGGCCAGTCATCAACAGCAAAACACAGAGCGGCGAGAAAATATTTAAAACCCCAATGCGAGAAGTGCGGAAAATCAAACACTCTCCACGTCCACCACCGGGACGAAAACTACAAAAACAATCACAAGCGAAACTTGCAGACATTATGTGCAAGTTGTCACAGGTTGCGTCACAGCTTCCTAAGGAAACGTCGAAAATAATCATTCATAATTTTCCAACAGCTCATGGGATTCCCGGCCGTGTGGGGCTCCTGCGGGGCTACGGCAATGCAATCGTGCCGCAAATCGCAGCGCAATTCATCCTCGCGTCCATCGAGGCGTCATCCTCAAGTGAAAAAATAATCTTTCAACCCGAGTTGGGAATGGAGTGATATGGGACCACCCTTCAAAACCCCCTCCTGTGAGATGGTCGCGCTCCAGCGACGTGGCGAGTACTACGTGGCCAAGGCCGCGCAACTCCGCACCAAGAAACCCATGACCGATTTGATCCGTCGCGAGATTAAATACCTCGAACATTTGAACCACGGTTGCCAGCAGGCGATTACCAAATACTTTGCCAGCGGTGTCAGGCCTTATGAACAAAACGACTATTGAAATCGGACGATACATTTGAGAATAAGCAATGCGCCATCGCGTATGAGGAATATTTGGAAGAAAAGAAACTCGCGGTGGATCGTGGCAGGTCAACAACCATAACCTACGCGATCATCGAGCGCAGGAATGGCCTTAAAAATTATTTTGCGAATAAAATATCAAGAAAAAGAAAGCATGAGCCTCCCCGGTAAATTACTCAGCGTACGCGAGGACCAAGTGGCGCAACTTATATTGCGCGGCCTGATGAAAAAAGAAATCGCGCCCCGGTTGAAGATCACGGAAAAGACCGTGGAGAAACACATAGAGGCCGTGTATTACAAATTCGGGGTCACCAGCCGCACTGCATTTTTGCGGGTGGCATTGCGCTCATGTTATTGCACGCTCGAAGAATTTACCCTCCACACCGATGGAGAGTTGGCGGTTAAATCCCGCCCTTGTCATCTAATGCCGCGCGTCAACCATTTGTCGGAAACCAAAAACCCAGCAACTGTATGATCCAAGCGGCAAACCAATTGTTTGAATGATTAAATACGGACTCCAGTGGCCGGAAGGCTCGCGCTTGTTGGACATCGTGATTTACATGATCCGGCAACCGGATGAATTTATCATCAAGCAAGGGACCACGCGGGCGGATTTGTATCTGGAGGCGCATCGCATCCTCTGGCCGGAGGACGATCAACACCGTTGGTTTGTATTGGGAATGCGACGCATCGTGGAAAATCAAATCACGGTCCTCATGGGAAGTGCCTCCTCCGCGAAGACGCACACGATGTCCTGCCATGCGCTCATCACATTTTTCGTACACCCGCTCAATTCGTTCGGCATGATCTCCTCGACCGAGAAACGCTCGCTCGAAATAAAAGTGTGGGGACGCATCAAAGGTCTCTACAACCGCGCCAAGGCTCGTTATCCCCACCTCCCTGGATTCGTGCTCGATAGCATGATGGCGATTACCGCGAATGACATTGACGAGGAGAACGACAAAGCCCGCCAACTCAATTCCGGTCTCATCTGCATTCCCTGCATCTCGGGTGGAAAATTTGTGGGCATGGCGAAATACCAGGGTGCCAAGCCTCCCCACTCGCCCGGTAAAAACGACGGCTTATTGACGCACTACGGCGACGAGGCCGCGGTGATGCAACATTCCTTTCTCGATGCGTACGCGAATTGGATGGCGAATGGAGCCTCCTTCAAGGGAGCCATGGCGGGAAACCCCACCGACATCTCCGATCCCTTGTGCATCGCCGCGGAGCCGGTGGAGGGATGGGATTCCTTCGAGGACACCAAGAAAACCCAGGAGTGGAAATCGAAATGGTACAACGCTCACGTGATTGCGTTCGATGGACGCGACACCCCGAACAACGACGGCGAGAAAAAATATCCCTACCTCGTCAAAAAAGAATTCGTGGACGATCTCGCCAAGACCCACGGCGAGGATTCGTGGCAGTATTACCAGCAAGGCATCGGCAAGCCATCGCAAGGCATGGTCTCGTTCCGGGTCATCACGATGGGATTGTGCGAGCGGCACAAGGCGTTTGAGTCGGTAATCTGGAGCGGAGGCGAGATGACCGATCTCTACGCCATCGATCCCGCATTCGGCGGTGGAGACCGGTGTGTGGCTGGACGGGTAAGATTCGGATTGGATATCGACAACGTGCAAATCCTGGAGGTGTTCAAGCCGGAGATTGTGCCGATCTCACTCAGTGCCAAACTCGAAGCCTCGGAACAAATCGCGGCTTGGGTAAAAACCAAATGCGACCAACTTGGAATTCCACCGGAGAAAATATTTTATGATTCACTTGGATCAACGCTCCTGGGTTTTTCTTTTGCTAAAATTTACGGAAACACATGCCCGCATCCGGTGGAGTCCGGTGGTTCGGCCACCGAAAGACCCGTACGGTTCGACCTTTATGTTGCCGACCCAAAGGCGCCGGGAGGCAAGCGGCTCAAGACCTGCAAGGAACAATACTCAAAACTGGTCACTGAATTATGGTTTTCAACTCGCGAAGCTATTGAGTCCGAACAAATCCGTGGACTATCCCGAGAAGTAGCATTGGAGGGGCAGTTGCGATTGTTCAGCGTTGTAACCGGCAATCGCATGGAGGTGGAGCCCAAGGACGAAATGAAAGAGCGCGTGAAGAAGTCGCCTGATTTATTCGACTGGTTTTGTTGGATACCAACCACAAAAATATCCACCCCAAAAGGAGACATTGAGATTCAGAATCTATCACCCGGAGACGAAATTGTGACACCGTTTGGAACAACCAGGATAGCAACAATTCACCGCCACTACTCTGACGATATTTATAGTGTGGATTTCTCGAACGGGGAAAATCTTACCGGAAAAGGAAGGCATAGAATTTTTACGAGAGATTCAGGATGGATAAAATTAAAACATCTTTCCATTGCCAATGATATTGAATCCATCCATAATCTACCCGCATGGCGATTCCTGAATTTGTTATTTACAAAGGACGAAAGTACCGCGTTCAAACATCTGGCAGATATTATCAAGACCAAAACCGGCATGGCGTCCCAGAGAGACTTTTACACCGAGTTATATGGGTTGAGCACAATGGGAGTATTCCTAAAAATATGTGCGTGCATCACAAAGACGGCAATTGGAGGAATAACAAAATCGAAAATTTGGAACTGGTTGATATTCGGGAACACGCGCGAAAACACATCAAGGATCGATACAAAAGAAATCCTAACGCAACGAAACGGTTTTGGATGGCTGGAGTCAAGTCTGCCCGTGCGTGGCATGGCTCCAAGAGTGGCACTGAGTGGCACGCCAATAATGCCAAAAAGGTTTGGAAATCACGACGACCTAAAAATCACGTGTGCGTATTTTGCGGCCGCAATTTCTCAACAACAACTCTCCAGAAAGTTGTTAGGTTCTGCTCCAATTCATGCCAACAAAAAAACACTCGACGACTTAAAAACGATAAAAGAATTTGCGCTGTTTGCGGCTCGAAATTTATTGCGTTTCGGCACAATAAAACGTCGCACTGCTCCCGTCACTGTGCGGCGATTACTATCGCAAGAATCAAGGCTCGTAATAAATCTAACGCTTGAGGAGCATAATGTTTACTATGCAAATGGTATTTTAGTAGAGAATTGCATCAGCGTGGAGGGTGCCCGCCGATTAGGATTCCGCATTCAACGCATCGGTGGGGACATCAATTCCAAGAGCCCGAACAAAAATTGGCTCAACGAAAAACAGAGAAAAATAAATCAACTTCTAAAAACTAAACAACTGAAAATAGCATGATCCCAAAAACCATAATCCACCTCCTGTCAGGCGGCATAGACTCTGTGGTAATGCTCTACGATCTCGTGGCGAAAGGTCATCGAGTGCATTGCGTTCTTTTCAATTATCGCCAAAAGCACGTTCAGGAGTTGGAATTCGCAAAACTTCATTGCCGAAGACTGGGTGTCACTTTCACAATCATAGACATCACTCAACTCCGGGGATCGACCCTCACAGATGGGACTGGTTCAATGATTGTGCCCATGAGAAACGCCACCATGATTTCTCACGCGTGCAATCTCGCTGTGTCGGCGGGCGCTGATACAGTAACATTCGCAGCGAACAAAGATGACGAGGCGGAGTTTCCCGATTGCCGGATGGCATTCGTGCAAGCATTTAATACACTCAACGCCGTTCAGGAAATTCTCGTGGAGATATGCGCCCCTTATCACGATAAAAGAAAATGGGAAATTCTGGACATCGGGAGGCAGCATGCTGTGGATTTTAATGAAACCTGGTCCTGCTACAACGGAGGCGTCAAACAATGCGGAACCTGTCCCGCTTGCCAGAAAAGAATCGCCGCACTGAATCACACCGCAAATAAATTATGATTGTAATGCTGGATACCCCGCAAAAGTTGTCTGAATGTGAATTAGAACTTGGATGCAAAGTGGAGCAGCTTTTTACACCTCTCACCAACCGATTGCCTAAAAACCCAAATAGTAAATTCGCAATCGATAACGGAGCGTTCTCCAAATTTGAACCCAAAGGATTCCTTTCACTTTTAAAAAAACACGAGTCAAGAGTCTCATTATGCAGATTCGTGGCCGCGCCGGATGTGGTTGGATCGGCGAGGCGAACCATGGAATGTTTTTATCATTGGAAACCCATTTTGAAAAATTGGCCAATCGCA